GAGTGTCGTATGGCAAACATTTGTACTGTAAGTACATTAATAGCGTCTTGTTCTCAGGAACGCGAATATCGACAGAAACAATTTTGAATTTCATGGCTACACCTGCTTTTTGACTAGATTTAACCAGATTTCTGTTGCACAGTCATGTTTTTCGCGTTATAAAGTAATCAAGTCTGGGAAACCCCAGTCCTATAGACCGACCCAGCGGACGATGCAGAGACTATAGGACGATGTACTGCATTACAAAGGAAACGTCATGGCACGTACTACTTTTTCTGGCCCCGTCGCATCTGACAATGGCTTTGAAGGCGCCGTCACCGGCGCTGTTACCGCTACCACAATTACTGCCACAGGCGCTGTCTCTTTAGATGGTACCACGGTCGTTATCACCGATCTACCCACTGCCGATCCTGAAGTTGTTGGTCAGCTCTGGAACAACTCGGGCGTTTTGACTGTATCCGCAGGCCCGGCCTAATTTGTATTGCCCACTTAGGTGGGCTTTTGTGTTTAGGAGCGGGGCATGGCAACTAAGCCTGTTAGCAAATCCAAGATGGCGTGCAATAAACCGCGTCGTACCCCCAGTCACCCCAAGAAATCACATGTTGTTAAGGCATGTGCGAATGGTAAAGAAAAAGTCATTCGCTTCGGTGAGCAAGGGGCTAAGACTGCGGGCAAACCCAAATCGGGCGAGTCAGACCGTATGAAGAAAAAGCGGGCTAGCTTTAAGGCACGCCATTCCAAGAATATTGCTAAAGGCAAGATGTCAGCCGCTTACTGGGCAGACAAAGTTAAATGGTGATACGACATGAGCCAAGATCCTATTGAAACAGCCCGTCAGTTGGCTACCCACGAAAGCGATATCAAACACCTGCAAGACGACATGGATCGAATGGTGCGCGATATGGAAGACGTTAAAAAGTCTTTGGCAGAGATAAACAAAACACTGTCTGAAGCTAAAGGCGGTTGGCGTACTTTAATGGCTGTTGCTGGTATCGCCTCATTTGTCGGTGGCGCTATTATGTGGATGGTTGATAGGATGTGGAAATAGTGCCAGCTAAAAGCGCCAAACAAGAAAGATTTATGCAGGCGGTGGCAAACAACCCTAAGTTTGCAAAGCAGGTAGGTGTCCCACAAAGTGTGGGTAAAGAATTTACTAAATCGAAGGGTGGTCAAATGAAAACCGAAATGAAGAAAGTTGCTAAAAAAGCCGTCAAGTCCCACGAGGACAAAATGCACAAAGGTGCCAAGAAGATGGCTATGGGCGGTAAAACGTATGCCAAAGGCGGTATGCCGATGGTGACAAAGAATGGCAAAAAAGTTCCAGCTTTTGCTGCAGACGGAAAAGGCAAAATGGCCAAAGGCGGCATGACGTGCGGCCCGGCAGCAAAGAAAATGGCCAAAGGCGGATCGGTGTCCAAGCGCGCTGATGGTGTTGCTAAAAAAGGTCGTACTTCTTGCAAGGTGATGTAAATGGCTACAGGAAAACTTCGTCAGGTATCTAAGTCCCGGTTTAGCGACGACATTCGTGAACGCGCCCGCAAGGCTATCGAGCAGCAGCGTTTGGAAAAAGAACGTGGGGTTGAGCGTTTTCCCGTCAAGCCTAAGCGCAAGCTGAAAGAGCGTCCGTTGGAAGACTCTAAATCAGAGTCAAAGTCTGCTAAAAAAGAAAGCACGGCGAAGAAGCCAACCCGCAAAAAACCTTTTAACGATCTGATGGACATCATTTCAACCCCCGCACGGCTCAACTACCGCAGCGAAATGGCTAAAGGTGGTTCTGTAAACAAGCCGCCTAAGCCTATGTCTGACGCTGAGTTGGATCGTATTTCTCCCGCTGCCCGTAAGATGATGGAGCAGAAAAAGCGTGATGTAGAACAAGAGCGCAAGCAAAAGAAGATGGAGAAAGAAGTCCGCGGCAAGAAAATGGCCAAAGGCGGGTCAGTGTCTAAACGTGCTGATGGCTGCGCCGTAAAAGGTAAAACAAAGGGTCGATTCGTATGATGGCTTCACGCGGAATGGGCGCTATTTCCAAATCCAAGATGCCTAAGAAGGGCAAACGCAAAGACGGATGCTCTTTTGATAAGTATTCTGAGGGCGGCAAGACGAAGTCCCGCGTAAACGAATCTGGTAACTACACCAAGCCGGGTATGCGTAAACGCCTGTTTGAGAAGATCAAAGCTGGTAGTAAAGGCGGAGATCCGGGTGAATGGAGTGGTAGAAAAGCGCAAATGCTGGCAAGGGAATATAAAAAAGCTGGCGGAGGCTATAAGTGAAAGCGCCGCAGAAGTCGCTAAAGAAATGGACTCAGCAAGATTGGAAGACTAGCGACGGTAAGCCGTCAAAAGGTAAGAAGCGGTATTTACCCGCAGCAGCATGGAAAGCATTAAGCCCCAGCGAAAAAGCAGCAACAAATAAGGCCAAGGCTGCGGGTAACAAGAAAGGTAAGCAGTTTGTAGCCCAGCCGAAAAAGGTTGCGCAGAAGACAAAGGCGTATAGGAAATGACTACATCTGGCGTCTGTGTGGTATCATACCCAGTACATATAAGGAGTAAACTATGTACGGGGTTATATACAAAATCACAAACACGATTAACGGTAAGTTTTACATTGGCCAAACAATCATGAAGCTTTCTGCAAGGTGGTCGAAACATAAACAGGACGCTAGAAAAGGCGCTGGGTGGGTTATGGCCGCTGCTATTAGGAAGTACGGAGCCGACGCATTTACCCTCGAAGTGTTAGAGGAGCACGAGTCTAAGGAAGCGCTGAACGAAGCAGAAATCAGGTGCATTGCTGATCTCAAGCCGCAGTACAATGCTTGCGCTGGCGGAGGTGGGCTTGGCAGCCCCTCGCAGGAAGTGCGCGAAAAAATTGCCCAGAAGCAAAGAGGGAAAAAAATTTCCGAACAAACAAGACAAAATATGTCAAAGGCCCAAAAAGGGCACCCAGTTTCTGCTGACACAGTAGCCAAAATACAAAAATCTTTGCAGCCATACTATGCTAAGTTGCGAGAAGCTCGTATTCGCAAAGCGTTGTTGGGTTTAGATAAAAAACCGAAAAAAGTGTACGTCAGTCCTTTGCAAGAGTACTACGATCAAGTTGGTGCTGTTACAAAACAAGAAAAAATTGCCGCAGCCGCTAAGTTGGGGTACAAGACTGGCTCACGGAAGAAAAAATCTGGCGCGGCAAACCCCATGTATGGTAAGGAAAAACCCCAAGAAATAAAAGAGTTATTGTCAGAAAAAATGAAAAATGAGGGTAACCCTTTTTACGGAAAGTCGCATTCGGATGAAACAAAAGCTAAAATGAAAGCGGCACATGCTTCTCGACCGCCTGTTATTTGTCCGCACTGTGGCAAGCAAGGCCATGTAAACACAATGAAGCGTTGGCATTTTGATAACTGCCGGAGTAGACATGACGACTAGCGGAACCGCCTCGTTTAATTTAGACCTTGCCGAGATTGCTGAAGAAGCGTGGGAACGTCTTGGTGGGATGGAAATCAGAACAGGTTATGACTTACGCACCACACGCCGAAGTCTTAATCTTTTGACAGTCGAGTGGGCAAACCGTGGTATTAATTTGTGGACAATCGAGCAAGGCTCGATCTCTTTGGTTCCGGGGCAAATCAACTACGCTATTCCTGCAGACACAATCGACCTTATAGAACAAGTAATCCGTACAGGCTCAGGCGCTAACCAGACCGATATCAACATCAGCCGGATCTCGAACTCAACTTATTCTACGATCCCCAACAAAAACGCTACAGGACGCCCGATTCAAGTGTGGATTGACAGACAAAGGGATAACCCTGAGATTAACGTTTGGCCTACACCGGATGAGTCCCAAGATTACACGTTTGTTTACTGGCGTTTACGCCGTATTCAGGATGCGGGCGCTGGCGGTACTAAGACGATGGATATTCCGTTTCGTTTCTTGAACTGCATGGTTGCAGGTTTGGCTTACTATTTGTCGATGAAACTGCCGGTCGAACCCCAACGCCGTGTGGAGCTAAAAGCGGACTACGAGCAACAACTGCAGATGGCACAGGACGAAGACAGGGTAAAAGCCCCGATCCGTCTAGTACCACGGCAGTTGTACGTATGAGGTGAGCTATGCCTAACCGCTTTTCGTCGGGAAAATTTAGTATCGCCCAGTGCGATAGATGTGGTTTTAGGTTTAAGCTCAAGCAGTTAAAGAAGCTGACGATTAAAACCAAACAGGTGGATATACTGGTGTGCCCGGAGTGTTGGGAAGAATCGCACCCCCAGTTGAAATTGGGCATGATCCCAGTTAACGATCCGCAGGCTGTTAGAAACCCCCGCCCTGATAAAAGCTACGCTCAATCGGGGAATAACGGGATGGGCAGTAGAGCTATTCAATGGGGCTGGAACCCCGTAGGCGGGGCTAGGGATGGCGGTTTGACCCCTAATGATTTAAACTTGCAAGTAGTACTTGGAACCGTGTCCGTAATAACGGCGTAGGAGCTATAAATGAAAAAGCAACCCATGAAAGACCCGAATACGTTGTCTGCCAAAGAAGTAACGTGCAATACGCCAGCTATGCGTGTAAGCGTAGGAGACCCGGGCAAAGATCAGGTAAAAACGACAGGCATTAAAATCCGTGGTACGGGTGCAGCTACGAAAGGCACAGTGGCTCGTGGTCCGATGGGCTGAGGATAGATAATGAACTATTCTGACTTTTCGGCGAAGATTCAAGATATCGTAGAGC